CATTATATCACAACTTTTCACAGTTCTTCTTAATAAACCTATGTAAATCAATGACTTACCCCCACCCCCTTTTTTCTGTACCCGTCTGGCTCGCACCCCACCCCCTCTTACACAGGAATACCCCCCCGTAGGAGTCCCAACCTCCTGTTGCAAAACAATATTCTGTAACCTATACTCCGCCCAACACGGTATAACTACCTGCGAAACTATATGTCTGAAGTGCTGATAGAGCCGACAAAGGATCACCCTGTTCCGTATGACTTAGCGGAAGAGAAGCCCGCGACCCTGCTTGATGAGATGGCAGTTGCTGGAAACACGGCAGAACTACAGGAATCATTGGGTGCGGAGTTCGACGTAACTGAAGGTGATACCCAGCGTGAGAAAGAGTTACTCGACGCAGTAGCTAACGCAAAGAAACCCTCCAACCTAACAAATCAAAGCACAGCTTTTGCTGCGGCAACATTCCTTCGTACCTATGGACAGCAGTTGGCAATGGATGCGGCTAGCGCACGGGCCGCTATAACTAACAAGTTGATGGAGCTGGCTGACTGTGGTGACCCACGGTATGAGTTGAAAGCACTAGAGTTACTAGGTAAGCACAGTGATATAGGTATATTCACTGAACGTAGTGAGATAACGGTGAACTACAGTAGTCCAGAAGACTTGGAGAAAGCGATCAAAGATAGGGTGAAAACATTACTTAATGCTACGGTAGTAGATACAGTTCCTTTGAGTCAGTCTTTGGATGAAGAGTTAGGACTACTTGATGACTTAAATGACGACGACGATGAGGAGGATGAGAATGACGAGCAAGACATCGCCATTTGATAACATCTCCCTCAAGGACATACCGACTATACTCCCTATGTTGTCTGTGCCAGAACAGGAGAAGTTGTTAGCAGAGCTGAAGCATCTGGATAAGCTGAAGCAGAAAAAGAAAGCTCAAACCAAGTTCATGGACTTTACTAGGCAGATGTGGCCTACGTTTATAAGCGGAAAACACCATGCGAGAATGGCTGAAGCGTTTGAAAGAGTGGCTCGCGGTGACTGTAAGCGCCTTATTATTAATATGCCTCCTCGTCATACTAAGTCTGAGTTTGCTAGTTACTTACTCCCTGCTTGGTTTCTGGGCCAGTATCCACACAAGAAGGTCATCCAAACCTCGCATACGGCAGAACTAGCAGTAGGCTTCGGACGAAAGGTTCGTAACCTCGTGGACCAGGAAGCTTATCAAAACATATTTCCAGAGTTACATCTGTCAGCAGACAGCAAGGCGGCAGGACGGTGGAACACCAGCAAAGGTGGAGATTACTTTGCGATTGGTGTCGGCGGTGCGGTAACTGGTAAAGGTGCGGACTTGTTGATTATTGACGACCCACACTCAGAGCAAGAAGCAGCACTGGCTGAGATTAACCCTGACATCTACGACAAGACCTACGAGTGGTATACATCAGGACCACGACAAAGACTCCAGCCTGGTGGTGCTATCGTAGTGGTAATGACACGTTGGAGTCTGCGGGATCTGACCGCTAAAGTTATAAAAGCAGCCGCCCAGCGTGGGGGTGACGAGTGGGAAGTTATTGAGTTCCCTGCGCTGATGCCGTCAGGCAATCCGCTCTGGCCTGAGTTCTGGTCAAAAGATGAGCTGGCAGCACTAAAAGAAGAACTACCGAACAACAAGTGGATGGCGCAGTATCAACAGAACCCGACATCTGAAGTGTCTGCTATCGTCAAACGTGAGTGGTGGCAGGAGTGGGAAGAAGAAGATCCACCACCCTGTGACTATATATTGATGGCATGGGATACGGCGTTCGAGAAGAACAGCAGAGCTGACTATTCAGCTATGACGGTATGGGGTGTGTTCTACCAACCGGATGATGCAGGGATAACTCAGGCTAATATTATATTACTTAATGCGTACCGAGAGCGGATGGAGTTTCCAAAACTCAAGAAGGTAGCTATAGAGCAGTACGACAGTTGGCAACCGGACGCTATCATGGTGGAGAAAAAAGCATCAGGTGCACCCCTCATCTATGAGATGCGAGCAATGGGTATTCCTGTGCAGGAGTTTACGCCAACACGAGGGAATGACAAAATAACAAGGCTTAACTCCGTGTCTGATTTGTTTGCATCTGGTATGGTGTGGGCACCGAACAGGCACTGGGCTGAAGAGGTCATTGACGAGGTTGCTAGTTTCCCAGCAGGGGAGCATGATGACTACGTGGATTCCGTGTCACTTGCATTGATGCGGTTTAGAAAAGGTGGATTTATAAGGTTGCCTTCTGACGAACCAGAGGAAGAGCAATACTTCAAGCAACGTAGAGGCGGGTACTACTAATGGCTATTGAAAAAGGATTGTACGCTATGCCAGAGGGCATGGAAGAAGAAACAAGCGAGTTGGAGATTGAAATCGTCAACCCAGAGATGGTGACCTTAGACGACGGCACAGTAGAGATTACGATTGTCCCCGACGCAATGGACACAGATATTGCTAACGCACCGTTCGATGCCAACCTTGCTGAGTACATGGATGACGGTCAGTTAACCGAGTTGTCGGCTGATTTAGTTGCTGCGGTAGATGATGACATAGGTTCGCGTCGTGATTGGGCTGAGACTTTTGTAAAAGGTCTTGAAGTCCTAGGGTTTAGTTACGAAGACAGAACTGAGCCGTGGGAAAACGCCTGTGGTGTATATAGTACAGTATTAGCAGAAGCAGCGATTCGATTCCAAGCGGAAGCAATGAGTGAGACGTTCCCAGCAGCCGGTCCAGTGAACACTAAAATTTTGGGCGAAGTTAGTCGAGAAAAAGAAGATGCGGCCTTACGTGTCAAAACAGACATGAATTACGAGCTTACAGATGTGATGGTCGAGTATCGCCCTGAACACGAACGTATGCTTTACAGCTTGGGACTCGCAGGATCAGCTTTCAAGAAGGTCTACTACGACCCCAACATTGGTCGTCAGATCGCTATTTATATCCCCGCAGAAGATATGATCGTGCCTTACGGTGCGTCTAACCTAGAATCTGCCGAGCGTGTCACTCATGTGATGCGTAAAACCAAGAACGAGATGGTCAAACTGCAAGCAGCAGGGTTCTACAGAAACGTATCATTAGGCGATCCAGTCGCATTCTCTACAGATATTGAAGAAGCTAAGGCTGAACAGGCTGGAATGTCGGTAACATCGGATGATCGGTACGCTGTATATGAGATTCATGCTGATTTAGTGCTGGATGAGGCGGATGGAGAGGTTGTTGACGACGAAGATGACCTACAAGTAGCCAAACCTTACGTGGTTACCATCGAAAAAGGCACAGGAACGGTGCTTGCGGTACGTAGAAACTGGAACCCTGACGATTCTTTGACGCTCAAGCGTCAACATTTTGTTCATTATGTCTATGTTCCGGGTTTTGGCTTCTATGGCCTAGGTTTGATACACATTATTGGCGGATATGCAAGGGCTGGAACGTCATTAATCCGTCAATTAGTTGACGCTGGTACACTTTCTAACCTACCGGGGGGTTTAAAATCGCGCGGAATGCGTGTCACAACGGGCGATACTCCCATCGGGCCGGGTGAATTCAGGGATGTGGACGTACCGAGCGGGTCAATACGGGATAATATCCTACCCCTACCCTACAAAGAGCCAAGTCAGACGTTACTTGCGCTATTAGACAAGATCACAGAGGAAGGTCGCCGTCTTGGAGCGATCTCTGACATGAACATCTCCGATATGAGCGCAAATGCGCCAGTTGGAACAACATTAGCTCTACTTGAGCGTACATTGAAGCCAATGGCAGCGGTACAATCTCGCGTCCATTACGCGATGAAGCAGGAATTTAAGCTTCTTAGAGCGATTATGGCTGAATATGCGCCATTAGAGTACGGTTATGAGCCTGATCGTGGTACTCCCCGCGCCCGCCAAGCGGATTACGCCACGGTGGAAGTAATTCCTGTCAGCGACCCCAATAGCAGCACGATGGCACAAAGAGTTGTGCAATATCAAACCGTGTTGCAGATGGCACAGGCCACCCCACAAATCTACGATCTACCCCAGTTGCACCGTCAGATGATCGAGGTGCTAGGGATCAAGAACGCAGACAAGTTAGTACCGACTGAAGAGGATATTAATCCAATAGATCCAGTCAGCGAGAACATGGATGCACTGGTAGGGTCACCCATCAAGGCGTTTATCTTCCAAGACCATCAGGCGCATATTGCTACGCATGAAGCCTTCCTTGCTGATCCACAGATTGCAGCACTTATTGGGCAAAACCCTATGGGTCAGCAGATTGTTTCTGCTCTTAGAGCACACATTGCCGAGCACATGGCTTTCTTATATAGACAGCAAATGGAGCAGAAGTTGGGTGCAGCACTACCACCACCGGGTGAAGAACTACCTGAAGAAGCGGCTAATCTACTGGCACAAACTATGTCTCAGGCTGCAATACAGTTAACTCAACAGAAACAACAGCAAGCAGCGGAGCAACAGGCACAACAACAGGCACAAGATCCTGTGTTTCAGATGCAGCAAGCAGAGCTACAGCTTAAGCAAGGTGAGCTACAACGCAAAGCAGCTAAAGATGCGGGCGACTTAGCGATAGACCAAGAGCGGATTGAGCTGGATAAGCAGAAGGCGCAGACCACAGCGGTGCTGGAAGCCAGCCGTATAGCTTCGCAGAATGAACAGTCTGAAGCTAAGAACGATGTAGCTGAAGCCAAGGTTATTATTGACATGGCTAAAAGTGCAGGACAAGAAAAACGAACGAGAGCTGAGGCCCACCGAGATGCGTCTGAAGCTTACCGCGATGACAGAGAGGATAGATAATGGCTAAAACCGTCTTTGACGTGCTAACAGATAAACTTACAGACCATAAACGGTCTAGCGAAGAATTTGTACGATCCGGTGCAGCTAAAGACTACGCCGACTACAAAGAAGTGTGTGGTGTGCTTCGGGGTCTGGACACTGCATTACGTGAAATAAATGACCTCTCGCGTAACTATATGGAAGAAACCGATGACTGAACCAACGGCTCTTGAGAAGAAGCGACAAGAAAAGATAGATGAGATGAAAATATCCGAGGAAGACATGGATGCGTTCATCCCTAAACCTGTGGGCTATAGGATACTCATAGCACTCCCTAACGTAGAGGAAACCTTTGGAGATAGCGGTCTTATTAAAGCAGACCAAACAAAGCGTGAAGAGTACATTCTTTCTACTATAGGAGCTGTAGTGGATATGGGTGAGGAGGCTTACAGCGACAAAGAACGATTCGTAAACGGACCGTGGTGTAAGGTTGGGGACTACGTAATGTTCCGAGCTAACACCGGAACACGGTTCAAACTAGGCAACCAAGAGTATCGTCTGATGAATGATGATTCTATTGAAGCGGTTGTCGCCAATCCGAGAGCAATCACTCGTGCGTGAGGAATAGACTATGCCAATGCAACAAGTAGAATTTGAATTTCCAGACCCTGATAAAATTGAAGCTGCTGCTGAAGTAGAAGTAGCCGAAGAGGAAACAACCCCTGATGTAGAAGTAGAGGGGGCTGTAGGCCGTGAGGAGCTTCAGAAACCGGGACAAAAACAAAACGTAATAAAAGATGGCGAGGTGGAAGTTGAAGTAGTAGACGACACCCCTGCTGCGGATCGCAACAGAAAGCCCTCAGAGCCTCCTGAAGAGGTAACTAACGAAGAGTTAGAAAATTACTCTGAAAAAGTTAAAAAGCGCATACAGCACTTCAGCAAGGGCTATCACGATGAGCGACGTGTAAAAGAACAAGCTCTACGTGAGAAAGAAGAAGCTATTGCTTACGCTAAAAAGCTAGTCGATGAAAATCAAAAGCTCAAGGGATCAGCTAACCAGAACCACAATACCTTGATTGAATCAGCTAAAAAGCAAGTGGATAGTGAGCTTGCTATGGCTAAGGCTCAATATAAACAAGCGTATGAGACTGGTGAGCCTGACTCTATTCTTGAAGCACAAACAGCGTTGAACGCTGCTCAGATACGTATGGACAGAGTTCAAAGCTTAAAGCCTAGAGAAACTGAGGCTTTACAACCAGAACAAACTGCTGTACAAAACGAAGTAACTGCGCCCCAACCGCAAGTACCGCGTGACGAGAAGGCCGAATCATGGCGCGATGATAACCCTTGGTTTGGTTCAGATGACGAAATGACGGCATTTGCATTGGGATTGCATACTAAGCTTACGAAAGAGGGAACTGACCCTCAATCGGATGAATACTACGAGAAGATTAATTCTCGTATGCGTCAGGTCTTTCCTGACCAGTTTGATGAGAGTATCGAAGACGAACCAGAGGAACCAAAGAGGAAGCAAAGTAATGTGGTTGCCCCCGCTACGCGGAGCACAGCGCCTAAGAAGGTGCGACTAACGCAAACACAAATAGCTTTAGCCAACAAACTAGGAGTATCTCTAGCTGATTACGCCCAACAGGTTGCTGAATTAATGAGGAAACAAGGCTGATGACTGATTCAAAAGGTACGAATAGAGTAGACCGCGAACTACAAACGCGAGAGAAGAAAACCCGACGGCAAGCATGGAAAAGGCCAGAGCTTTTACCTGACCCTACTCCGCAAGACGGTTACACTTTTCATTGGGTTCGTGTAAGTACTAATGGACAGGCCGATCCGACTAACGTTTCCTCGAAGTTACGAGAAGGTTGGGAGCCGTGCAAAGCCTCAGACCACCCTGAGATTCAGTTGGTGAGTATTGAGAATGATCGCTTTAAGGACAACGTCGTTATGGGCGGACTTATGCTTTGTAAAGCACCCA